TCATCATCTACGTAATACAAATTACCTTCATTTTCAATGTAACGCTCACTTGGTGGTTTTTGACCAAGTAAAGATGCTTTAAACGACTCGTAATGCCTCCTTACAGTTTGAAGATCTTTCTTAAAATCTTCTGAGGCTGGGTCTAATTCAGCAACGGAAGAACCTAATAATTTAAGTTCAATATTAGATACTTGACCTAAAGCACCGCCTGTCTTAGACTCGTCTCTCATTTTTTGCAGTCTATCAAACGAAAGATTAGCTTTTAACGTGTTTATTTTGTTAGATAAAGGACGAGACTGGCCAGCCGGACTATACTTACCTATGTCGTAAGTTAATCTCCAGTAGTCTCCTGTTAAATCTAATGCTTTGTCAATAGTCTTTAACACATTATCTGCCGCACTTAAAGAAGAAGCAATAACAGGAGCCTCTTTATCTTCTGTTTGAGCGGTTGGTTGTAATGCGTTGTAGTCTTTAAAACCGCCTCTAGCAAAATCTAAGAAAGAATCCATATCAATGAGACCTTCTTTGGCTAGTTTTGCTACTTCTTCAGGCTTAAGCTGAGGTACTGCTGAGGCGTCCCCTACTGAAACTGTTTTAGTTTCTCCTGTTGTAGAATTAAATAACGTATTACTGTCTCCACCTAAAGATTTCCATTCTCCTTGTGGGCTAATATCTTTTAGTAAATAATCACGTAGTATTTGTTCACTTGCTCCTTTAAGACCATCAGCTATGTCGTCTCTACCTTGTTCTTCTGCTTTTGCTATTGCATCGACTTCAAGACGTTGTCTTTTAATTTCGTTTTGCTCTGCTTGTTGTTGTTGAACAGTAGCTTGGCGCTTAACTTGTCCACGCTGTTCTGCTTGAGCGATCTGCTCAGGTGTAGCACCTAAGCCAACAAGAGAACCAATAGCGTCTTGCGTGTCAGCACCTTCAGCTACTGCCTGTTCCATACCAAACAGACCACCAGTAATACCACGTTGAGTTTGCTCACGCTGCTCCTTCATACGCTGTGATGCACTTGTCATAGCAGGACCAGCTGCTGCTGCTCTACCTACGTCATACAAGTTTTGACCAAATGCAGGTTGCATAAGACCCTGTAGTAATCCTTGTGAAAACCTAGCCATCTTAACCTCCTATACCTAGTAATTCAAAGAAGGGGTTAACAATCTCAGTTACACCGCCACCCATACCAACTGATTGTGGTGTCAACAGTCCTGACAAGAGACCTGTACCAAGTTGACCATAGAGGTTAGCTTGTCCAAGACCTGAACCAAGCAGTGCCTCAAGTCCACCCATTTCTGCTTCACCAAACAAACCAGCGCCGTACAACTGACCACGTTGTGCCATCTGTGCAGCTGGTAGACCTGCTTGTAGGGCGTTCAATGCTTGCGCTTGAGGTGTATAACCAGCACCCATGAACTGACCGCCTAATTGCGCCTGTTGCATCTGCTCTTGCTGTGCCTGTTGCATAGCACTAAGCATAGCCTGGTTACGTGACTCTTCTTGAGCCTTAGCCAAAGCAAACTGCTCAGGTGCGCCTCCGAACTGCGCTGTACGCAAACCTAAGCGTCCTTGTGAAGCTAGACGCTCTTCAGTAGCAAGCCTCTGACGCTCCTCTTCAGGACGCTGTGCTTGCCTAATGCGTTCAAACACGGCTTGCTCACGTTCCTGCGTAGGTTGCATGGCTTGACCAAAGAACTGACCAGCGCCACCAAACATCTGTTGTTGGAACGCTTGTTCTTGAGGAGACAAACCTACAGTAAGACCGCCTTCAGGAGTAGTAGTTAATGCTCCTCCTGTTCCTGTCGTTACTGTAAAGGGACGGAAGCGTGACTGCTCCATTCCTGTCTCAGCAAGCTCACTAGATTCCCTACGTGCTTGTTCACCTATATCCCCAAGACGCTGATAAGCTTTACCTGTAAGTAAACCACCAGCGCCAAGACTACCTAAACCTAATAATTGCGGTAAGCTCAGCATGATTTAATTCTCCTCATAGTAATTTACCCATTAAAGCCATTACGTTAATCTCCTGTAGTGACAGCTGTGAGCCGTCAATCTCCGCTTCTAAACCTACAACAACACTAGTTCCGTAGCCTGTTGCGTTTAAACTTCTTTGGTTGGTCAAAGCGCCACCTGTGAACTCCACAGTTGTGTACTCGCTTTCACCGAAGAAACCAGTAACTTGGTCTCCTACTGTAAATTCTGCTGTTGAGTAAGTACCCTTAAAGTCATAAGCCCACTTCATAAATACTGTTGCGTTGTTAGCACCTACTAACGTTGGCTTAAGCTTCTTAAGAATTTTTATTCTAGAGGCGTCACCAAATGTTAAACTTGGGCTGTAGTACTTAAAGCGGTAGCCTAATCCATTATCTTGATAGCCAGTGTACTGACTGATACCGGAAGAAGTACCTATGTTAAAATCACCGTTGTCTAAACGTGTGTAACAAGCAAAGCCTGTAGAAGGCCACCGTGTAACACGATAGGAACCATTCTCTGTTGTTCCTCGTACGTCAAAACAGTAAGTGTTGTCCTGACCTACAAAAGTTAGTAAGTAGAAACCTTCTTCAGGGCTATAAGCAGATCTAAAGAATGAAGTCTCTGTCTGCAGTGCGTTAATTATGTCCTTAGTAATGTTTCCTGACAGACTGCTAACAGGCATAGACTTTTGTTGTATTGTGCGTCCAAAGCTCTTTAAACCCGTGTGTGACAAAAACAGCACGTCAGTACCTGTATACTGCACAGTGTCTCTGTCTACACAACCAACGCCAGCTACAGTGTCAGCCAGTGACATAGTTGCGGGTGCTTCTGCACCTTGGTAAACAACAATGCTACGCTTACCAAAAATAATTAAGAAGCCATTGTGCGCTGCTAACGCTACAATCTCGTCATAGCCGTCAGGCCATACCTTAGAAATATCAATAGATCCGCTAGTGCCGCCTGAGTAGTCATGACCTATTAACAAATCAGACCAGTAAACAACAGAAGGGTTAGTGCTTAAGCCAGTTACCCAAAGTCGTCCATAGGCGGCTAATACCTCGTTACCTTGTACAACACCAGCAGCACCAGAAACACTGCTTAGTGTTACTACAGAAGAACCGTCGTATACTAAAGGTGCATGAGAAGCTTGAAACAAGTAAGCCTTCTCGTTAAAGTTAACAATCTTCCAGTTGTCAGCGGTGATTGTATAGCCACCAGGTGTAGCATCTGTAAGAGTAGTAGTGCCTGTAAATACCTTATTGTTACCTGCAGACAAAACAACGTTACTACCACTACTCTTTTCAAACTCATGTAATGCCCTGATTGTTCCAGAGCCTAGTGCTGTCTTGTTAGTTGTAATAACACTGTGACCTTTACGTGCCGCAATACGACCACGCTTGTCAATCACAGCGTTGTCTGCTATTTCAGCAAACGACGGGTCTTGAGCCAGCGGTGAATCTTCAGTGTTAATACCTTTGAACGCTGGTGCTACAAGATTGATACTCTTTAGTTCTTGAGCCATATCAGATAGTCCTAAAGTACATCTCTTCTGGATGCTTGGCTGCGTCTATTGCAATAGCATCAGACAGATACCTATCAGCAATACCAAAGTACTCAGCAGTAGAAGTTCCTCCTGTCTCACCACGTTCACGAGCTAACAAAGCAACAGCAAGGTGTACTACAGGTTGCGAAGGTACTAGCAACGTGTCAGTATTAGCACTCAAGTCACCTTGTCGTTTAACCACGTCAAACCGCAAGCTGTATACACCGTCAGGAGTTGGTCCTACGAGTACTTGCGTGTCACTACTAGCGTCTAAACCGTTGTACGTGTAGTACATAGGTGCGCCTGTAGAAGCATTGTTGATGTACAACTGCTCATTAAACCAGTCTTTACTTTGGTACTGCATAAAGACGTTACTAGTGTCGTTAAGTACACACATAACCTTTACGTTGTCACCACAGTCAGTCAATGAGTACGTGTTGTCGTCAGCTGTAGTAGAAACAGTAATAGTGCTTCTCAAGGCAGACCAGTCGTTGGATTCCTCTACTAACTTCTTAGCGTCGTTAATAAAGTCACCAACCATCTTGTTATAAGTAGTACTAGTAACCGACGTGGTTTCTTCTTCACGTAGTCTACGTAGCACACTGTTCATAAGGTTTAAATATGTCATCCAATATATTCCTTAAACAAACTGCTTGTTATTGAACCTGGTATGTCCTGTAGAGACGCCGTATAGTCAACTTGAGGTGCTTGACCTATTTCTTCCAAAGTAGGTAACTCGTAATTAATGCCTGACATAAAGGGACTAAAGTCAGTCTTCTTAGGAGCAGTAGTCATCATTCCTGTACCACTTCCAACACCAGGTCCAACGCCGTCACCAGTACCAGTCCCTGTTCCAGCACCTGAACCACCTCCAGTTCCAGTACCGTCACCTACACCGGTTCCAGCACCAGTTCCGTCTCCAGTACCATCTCCAGTACCAGTAGTGTCCTTACCTTGTGTTTCTGCGTCCTTCCGTACTTCTTCAGAAGACTGTAGATCTTTCTCTAGCTGTTCATCAGCAGCATCCTTAGTTGCTTGTTCAGCGTCCTTAGCTCCAACCTCAGCACCAGTGTCTTTCTGAGCGTTCTCGTCCTTAGTAGCTTCTTCAGCAGCCTGTTGTTCCTTAGCGGCTTCTTCAGCTGCCTGTTGCTCTTTAGCTTGCTCTTCAGCAGCTTGCTCCTTTACGGCTTCTTCAGCTGCTTGTTCTTCCTTACGAGTTTGCTCAGCTTCTTCTTTACGTGCCTGCTCAGCTTCTTCTTTTTGCTGTGTTTCTGCTGCAGCTTCCTTTTCTGACCTTTCTGCTGCGGCTTCTTCTTTCCCTTGAGTCTCTGCCTCAGCGTCCTTCTGAGCCTCTTCAGCGTCCTTAGCTTCGTCCTCAGCTTCTTTTTCTTCAGTCTCTGCTTGAGCGTCCTTCTGAGCTTCTTCAGCAGCTACTTCCTCTTTTTCCTGAGTCTCAGCAGCGGCGTCCTTAGCTGTTTCTTCCGCGTCCTTATCAGCCTCTTCAGCGGCTTGTTGTTCCTTCTCTTCATTCTCAGTGTCTTTCTCTGCAGTTTCTGCAGCTGCCTCTTCTTTACGTTGTTCTTCTGCAGCTACTTCCTTGCCTTCTTGTTCAGCTTTTATTTCCTTATCTTCATTTTCTGCATCTTTATCAGCTTGTTCAGCAGCAATGTCCTTCTCTTCTGTTTCTGCATCCTTAGCTTGCTCTTCAGCAGCTTGTTGCTCTTTGTCTTCTTCTTCTGCAACTTGCTCATCTTTAGCTTGTTGCTCAGCCTGCTGGTCTTTAGTTTCTTTTTCTGCTTCTTCTTTCTGCACTTCTTCAGCAGCTTCTTTTGTTATTTCTTCAGCTTCTTCCTTTCTTAGTTCTTCGGCTTGCTCTTTTTGCTCAGTTTCTGCTTGAGCGTCCTTCTCTGCGTTTTCTGCAGCTACTTCCTCTTTTTCCTCAGTTTCAGCTTGAGCATCTTTTTCTGCAGTCTCTGCATCTTTAGATTCAGTTTCAGCTTCGGCGTCCTTTTGTGCTTCCTCAGCAGCTACCTCTTCCTTTTCCTGAGTCTCAGCAGCAGCGTCCTTCTGAGTTTGCTCAGCGTCCTTAGCAGATTCTTCAGCGGCTATGTCTTCTTTTTCTTGGTTCTCTTCTTCTTTAGTAGCTTGCTCAGCCGCCTGTTGCTCTTTAGCTTGATTCTCAGC